AAGGCAATGGTTTATATCAATCCAGAAGCATCGCCAGAAGACATTGATGACGCCGTATCTTACTTCGATCCAGAATATTTTCCAGATCCAGAGACATTAATCAACAAGAATGTTGTTGTTGGTGAGGAAAGAGTATCGACTAGAAAAGAAAACTCACCTGGTCCTGCACATACAGTAACCGAAACTGTTCCTTGTGATAGAGATCCAGAAGACGTTCCTGATGTAGAACTTACGCCACTGGTTACAGAACTGTATGGTGGATTGCCTCTACCAACATTTCATAAAGATCAAATCATCATATCATATGTGATGTCTGATTATTACATTAAGCATCACAATGACTATAGACTCAAAGAAATGTTGGATGAGAAAATAGAAGAATATATTACGACGAATAATATCACGGTAGAAAAGGCAATAGAAAGTTTATTGTTTTCGAATGATGATTTAATCATTCATCTTGCAGAACAGGAGTTAGAAAATGAGCAACAATGATGAGATAACTAGAGAGGCAGTCGATAAGATGAAGATATGTCTGCAATGTGAACACTTCTTTAAACCCACAAAGCAGTGTAAGAAGTGTGGTTGCTTTATGCCTGTGAAAGTAAGAATACCAGGTATGCGATGTCCTGTTAGAAAGTGGTAGTTGACAGAATCACAGAATCCCTGTAGACTACCTTTGTCTGGGTTGGAGATGAGGATCTGAGCCAGTTTAAGAACCGTCCACTGAGTCGCATCAGGGGCGGTTTTCTGCTATAATAGTTTCATACGCGATGAGGAAGTGATGCAACTCCGACCCCACCAGCAAGATGCTCTGGATGCCATGCTGGCATTTGACAAGGGGCAGATTGTCATCCCCACTGGCGGTGGTAAAACCCCAGTTATGTTCCACGATATGATTGTCAACTGCAAGTATATCGACAACAGTATGACTACTGTTGTTGTTGCTCCTCGTATTCTGCTGGCAGAACAACTGTGCTCTGAGTTTCTGGAGCACATTGACACTACCAATACTCATATTCTTCACGTTCATAGTGGTGAGACTCATCACTTTTCTACCACTAACCCTAGTAAGATTAACCTGTTCGTCAACACTGCACGGACTGCTGGTGAGAATGTAATCATCTTCACCACCTATCATTCTCTGCATCGTCTGCAACAGGCAGATGTTGAAGTCAATACCATTTATTTCGATGAAGCGCACAATTCGGTTCAACGTAACTTCTTTCCTGCTACGGAGCACTTCTCTACTAGCGCTGACCGCTGCTATTTCTTCACTGCTACTCCTAAGCATTCTCTCACTGTTACCAAACCTGGGATGAATGACGTAGAAGTCTACGGTAAAGTCATTTGCAATGTTCCTGCTCCTAAGTTGGTTCAGGAAGGTTACATCCTGCCGCCTAAGATTGTTGTCAAGCAACTGGATATGGTTCAGGACAAGCAGATGATTGCTGACCGCGATAGTCAGAACCTGCTGGACACTATTGATGAGAACTCTCTGGATAAGATTCTTATCTGTGCTCGTTCTACCAAGCAGATTGTCAAACTTCTTGCAGAATCTGACTTCCGCAAAGAGTTGTCCGAGCGTGGTTACTCCTGCATGTATATCACTGCCAAGACTGGTGCTATCATCGACGGGCAGAAAGTCAACCGTGAGGTGTTCTTTGACACTCTGAATGCCTGGGGTAAAGATCCTAACAAGAAGTTTGTTGTTCTTCACCACAGCATCCTGTCTGAAGGTATCAACGTCAGCGGACTTGAGGCAGTGTTGTTTATGCGTAATATGGACTACATCGGTATCTCCCAGTCTATTGGGCGCGTCATCCGCCTGGGAGGCGCTCAGAAGACGTTCGGACTCGTCTGTGTGCCCGTCTATGACAAAGTGGGCATCAGCACCGCCAAGAGCGTTCAGGCGGTTGTAGACACCGTGTTTCAGCAGGGGCAACCTGCCGTCAGTGTTGTCCGTCGTTGACACCTGTGCTATAATATAAGATACCCAACTCTTTTTTCATGGAAATCAATCAAGTTTACAAGGAAAACTGCATCGCTGGAATGCAACAGATGGATGCAGAGTCAGTGGATTTGTGTGTCACTTCTCCACCCTATGATGACTTGAGAACTTATAACGATTCTTCCAAGTGGGACTTTGAAGTATTCAAGCAAGTCGCACAGGAGTTGTATCGTGTGGTAAAAGTTGGCGGCGTAGTTGTGTGGGTGGTTGGTGATGCAGTCGTCAAAGGTGGTGAGAGTATGTCATCTTTCCGCCAGGCACTATACTTTGGAGAGTTGGGTTTTCTTCTCCACGATACCATGATCTATGAGAAGAATGGTAGTGCATTCCCTGCGCGGAAGGATAGTAATCGTTACTCACAAATCTTTGAGTATATGTTTGTCTTTAGTAAGAAGACTAAACCAAAGACTGCGAATCTGATTGCTGACAAACCAAACAAGTGGGCAGGACATACTAACTGGGGTAAAGGAACTTACCGTGATAAGGATGGTAACCTTGTCGAACGGACACAGAAACCAACTCCTGCATATTCTCCCCGTAATAATATCTGGCGCTACAACAATGGCAAAGGATTTACAACAAGGGATAACTATGCCTTCGAGCATCCTGCAATGTACCCTGAGGCACTTGCCACAGATCACATTCTCACTTGGAGTGAAAAAGGAGATTTGGTGCTCGATCCTTTCATGGGAGCAGGCACCACTGCCGCAATGGCAATGGAAAGTGATAGGAACTTCATCGGTTTTGAGATTGATGAGAAGTATCACCAGATTGCCATGAGAAGAGTTGAGCAGCGTATGGCACGACTGCCAATTTGAGAACTGTCCACTCCGAACAGATTCTGCTCCATTCTGCCCTATAATACTAAGGTAATCAAAACAGAACCATGTCTCATCGTTGGGGTGCCTATATTACAACCGTCGATAATCGGTTGGAATATGTTGAGTTTGATACTCCTGGTATCAACCGCAGCGCTGCAATCGCACAGGTAAAGTCCATGTATGGTGCTAAATCTGTAAGTAATTGCAATCCAGTTAGTATTAGTTCCAGTTCTAACTCCAACTCCAATTCCTCCAGCAGTTCTTCTGGTTCTGGTGAAGGAATGCTTGGTATTGCTCTCATTATTGGAGCAATCTGGGCATTGATGACTTTTCTTCCCTGGGTTTTAATGGGACTTAGTGGATGGTTTGGTGCCTGGGCTGGCAATAAAACTGGTAAGGTAAGTCTGGCAATCATTCTTTCTCTTCTTGCTGGTGGATTTGGTTACTATCAGGGTGATAGATTGCAGCAAGAATGGAATTCTGAAAGTGCAGTGGAGCAAGTACAACAGTGAAGTGTAAAGTTCAACTCTATGTTGCTGGTAAAGTGTTTGATGAGATAGTGGAGGCGCGTGACTATCAGGAAGCACGTCAGGTAGCACTTGCTCGCAATCCTAATGCCAAAGTTATCGGAGTCACTGCTGTATTCTGATGGCTAAGTTCCAAAAACCTCTCATCGATCGTCCTGGTATATTGGATCCTATGCCAGGAGATCCTGAGGGTTATGTAACCAATGATGGTATGTGGGCAGCAGTTCCTATCATTGGATGCAAAGCATTTGCTATCATCAACAATGGTTCTGTAGTTCACGAAGCCCGCAACTACACTTCTGCCAAATCCTACATTCTTAAGGAAATCAAAAAGTCCAAAAAGAAGTAGATTAAATACTACAACAGGAAACACGAATCATGAGCAAAGAACAGAAACGCCGCGATGCTTGGGGATTGTTTTATGAGAGTGTGCTCAAACCTGACTCTGAGTTGCGTCAATGTGCTCACAACCAAGAGTGTTTCTATGAGTTAATGGAGTGGCGGGAAGAGATTCTTGAGCACTTACAAAGAGCAAAGACTGAAGAGTTTGGTGAATGACTGCCCAACTAACTTGGTTTGCACTATTTGCAGTAGTAATGTATTTCATCGTCACAGATGAGAGCATTGCTGCTGCTTTTTACTATGTAACAAGGTTAGCAAAAGCATACACACAAAGGCAGTGGTGGTGGTTATTACATAATCCAAGAAATCCTGTGGTAAAATATATGATGTGGCGTCGTTCTGAGAAACTCGCACAAGAGTTAATGGACGAGTTCAAAAATAAATAGTCCCGTAACAGGAGTAACATATGCTTTCCACACAGTATCGTCTTCGATTAGAAGCAATCTGTGAGAAGATTGTGGCACAAGAATCTGTAGGTTTGGAGGATATGATTTGGGCAGAGAAACTTGCCAAGGCAAATACTTCTGCTCGTGAGATTCTTAGAAAGGCAAGAGGACGTGCTGCTAATCCTGATATGGTGGAAGGTAGTATGGACGACTTCATGAATAAGATGGGATTAGGAGATCCTGACCCATCAAATCATCGCACTGGTTTTGGTAGTGCTGATGAAATTGTAGATTGGTTTAATGAAGATAGATCCGACGATTGGAGGCAACGTGACTGAAACAGCAGTAATCTATTCTAACGGAAGTCAAGAGTGTGAACGCATTGCTATGCTACTCAAAGCATTAGGTGGTGAGTTTCTTGAGTATAAGTTGGGTAAAGACTTCGATGAAAATGCTTTTGTATCTGAGTTTGGTGAAGAAGCAACCTATCCACAAGTTGCTTATGGTTCACAACACATTGGTAGTATGAAGGAGACTCTACACTTCTTGTGTGCTGAAGGGATTATCTGATGAAGTACGAAGAGTTTATTCACAAGGGCACTGACTTCTATATGGACATGGTGCGACTTATTGATATTAAACTCAAACATCGTATGGAGTTGACAGAGAAAGAAAAGGAGATGCAAGACCACATTCTTGAGTTTCAAAAACAAATCAAAATCAACGAGTTAAGAGACCGTTTTGAGAAATGTTGGGAAGTCGATGAATGAAACAAGCACTAATCCTATCACTTTGTTTTTTACCACTCGCAGTTATCTGGTTGGTAATGAAACTGGCACTGTGGTTCGCTGCCATAAATGAGGAGCAGAAACATATC